GAATCTATCTTTGTTTTTGCTGTGAACTTCACGCCTTGACCGGATGACTTAATCCAAATTAAGGCTTCAAAAGGTTTGGTTGCTTCATCCCTTGAATACAGGGAGAGGGTTGTGTCCATCGCAGCAGTAACGCTTGTGTTTAGTAAAAATGTAACGTCAGCAATCGAAATGGCTCTGAAGTCTGTCTTAGGTGAGTCAGAAGTAAGATAAGTACTAACTCCTAAATCATAAAACACCTCTCTAGCAGTACCATCTAATTCATTCACATGAACTACATTACCTACTCCAGTAAGAGAGACAGCAAATTCTTCAGCCGTGTCTCTAATAACAAAGTGTGTAAATGACGTACTCAAGTCAATAGAAGCCGCAGCAAATGTTTTTAGTTCTGAAACATGGTTTGTGGGCGGTCTTTTGATTAAACCCCCGACCAATAAAGGTACTGCGTTCTCCTGCGTTTCACACTGAGTGAGCAACCTCTGGGATGAGGGTTGTTGAGATACTCCACCAGTTAAATTAGGAAAACTTGTAGTAACTAAAGGCATTAAATTAGGCTCCTCCGCTGTGCGTCAGGACGATTAATGATTCTGAATATGTCGTAGTTACTGAAGATGGAGTGATCAGCGGTATCGCCTTCAAACTCTTTGAGAAGAGCCAATGCTCTTACCTCATCTTCTTGACTAAATGCATGGTGTGCTTGGGAACCAACCATTCGATCTTGGAATATCCTAGCACTACGGACAGTGGTATACCTCCGAGCAGGCTCAGGTAACTCTGTCCAGTCTAAAGCATAAATAACAGACGCTGTTACATTAGACGTGAATTCGTATGTATTGTCTGTCTTGTTGAAAAGACGGGGTCCTCGCTGAGTAACATCTCTAGTATCTGTGGAACCTGTAGTCCCTTGAGCAAAATGCTCGATGTCGATTCTGAGTACGTTATCAGTGAGTGAGATTTCTTTAGTAGCCCCATCAGGGATGAATTCTACTTTTATTTGACTATTGAAATGCCAACCGTGGGCTTGCACTTCTCTAGTTATCTCAGTAAGAATGTTTCGTGCGATAGCCGCATCAGCATTCTTCTGGCCGTCTAGAGAGTTAATAGGGGGTTCTCCTACAGCCGAAAGCATAGTATTAACTGCTTCTAATTCGCTTGTTCTTGTTCCTGCCATTTGTTGCTCTCTTTTATTTATAGAAAAAGGGGCTGCCTTGGCATAACCAAGACAACCCCGTGTGGGAGACTCACTTAATAAGTGTATCACATAAGGTTATGTGTGCTACCTATTACGCAGTGATTGAACTAAATTCATAACACGCTTCTTCACGAAGAACGCCATGACCCATAGCATAACGAGCCATTAATAGAGTGCCGAGACGCTCCATCATGTATTCGCTTTCCATAGCAAGGTCCAGAAGTTTCACAGTACCGACGGATTCCATTTGGAAACCAATGCCGATAGTACCTGAGAAATCAGCCGCACCGTAACCACTATTCGCACCGAACAAGTCGTTGTTAATAGAGGTATGTGTATGAATACCTGTATCTGAACTTTCGTCAGTTGATGGAACATGGTTGCTTTTCAGGATAGTACAACCCGCAACAGAAACAACTTCACCTGAAGCAACCGAACCATTACCCTCTGGGTTATAGTCACGATTGATAGCATCCGTGTTTTCTGTAATAAGTTTGTAGTACTCTGCAGGAGGCATCATAACGAAGCGACCTTCTTGAGGAACATTCTTACTGTCCATCAATTCAGCCATTTTAAAGATACCTAAAACCCATTCGGCACCACTAACAGCAGCATTATTGTCGCCAATACCACCAATTTGGTAAGTACCGCCTGCGTCTGCCTCGGAACCGTCTAGGAACAACGAACCACCAAGATATGCACTTGCAATCTGTGCAGCAGTATTTGCTGCGGCTGTGCCAAATCTGTCAGTACTTGTTCTAGCACCGCCGATGACTGTACGAATCATATTCTTGTCAGCAGTGTATGCTAATTGACGTCCGATTTCTGTTGAATAAATGGAGCGAACTTCATAATGATTTTTCGCTTCATCAATATTCGCAAGGAATGCGGATGATGTTAGAACGCCGTCGATTGCGATTGTTCTCTCAGAATGGTTAATTTTACTGAGATATACTGGGTCAACATCAGCGGTTTCGTCTTGGAATAGACTTTCACCTGGAGTATGGTACGTAGCAGCAGCAATACCTGTTACAGGAAATTGTGCTGTTTTACCACTACTGATAGTGCGTTGACGTGTGAGGGGCAACATAGCGTTGTTCGCCTCAAATGTGGTGAGAACTTCACCACTGAACACCTTTAGAAAAAGGTCTTCGTTCCCCGCAGAACCTGTGGCATCTAAGCCTAAGGCTGAGGGGTTTCTACTTCCATAGTAGCCCATGATAGTAATCCTCTAAATAAGATTTAAAGATAAATTGAGATTCAGTATTTGTCTTTCGATTCAAGGTTATCCGTCGCAACGGGCAAAGACTCTAATAACTATACCTCATCTCTAAATCGCCTCTAGCCAACGTGACTAGAGGACTTTGTAGTTTGTATTAAGACCAAGGCATCTTGGTTTTCATCCAGTGCCACATAGGAGTGCCAATTAAAGCACCCGCCATGAAAATTACCACTGAATAGAAAACTGTGCCGAGTAATGAACTAAACATTATTGCATTCCTTTTTTATAGATAGAATAACTCTCCATCCCCATGCTGCACTGATACAGCCAGTAGCAATAATCACAGGAATGAAAATCCAGTCAGCATATCGGGCAACCATATAATTCAAAAGAATTAAAAGTACGCCGCCAATCAACGGTCTCCACCCTGTAGTTCCCTTTGAAATTACAAGAAGTGCCATGCCTGCTAAAAGACAGAGTCCACCTACCCCACTCAATATGGTGAGGGTTTCTTGGGATTCCGTGATGGTTTCTAATACCTTGTCGGTAGGGGAAGACTCAGAAAATCCGGGGATTAACTGCATTGCTCCACATCCTACTAGAACAAGTAATAGGGAGAATATCAAATATTTTAGTTTCATATGACGTTTGAATTCGATAGTTTGTCTTCTACTTCTTTACGGTAAGCAGGGTCTTTAGTATACCGAGGGTCTCGCATTGCTTCAGTAACCTGAGCAAGCGATCTAAACGCACCACTAGCACCGATAGAACCTGTGTTTCCTTGGATAAGCGGAGCCGATTGACCTGCTCCACCACCCCAACGACTCGCTAAACTTTTAATAGCGAACATCATTTGAGCAGGTGTTCCGTTAAGCACTGACTCGTTAAAAGCATCTTGCTCATCCTCAGGTATATTTTCACTCGCCCATGATAACATTTCAGTGTAATTATCTTCTCCACCGACTTCACTATAGATGTCGTTGAATTGCTGTGAAACTACAGCCTGTTGACCTGAAATGTAAGCATCAATCATCTCTCTTGGGATGCCCATAGCCTCTATGTCTTGACGAGACTGTTCAGATATCTCTCCAGTGTTTATGAATTCATTATCATATTCAGTAAATTTCTCTACAGATATAGGCGAAGCAGTTTCATTAGTCTCTTCAGCATTCTCTTCTCCAACTTCAGTAGTCTGTTGTTGCTTAGTGAATTGGGACTCAAGAGATTCATATGCTTTAGCCATAGCCTCCGGGGAATCGAATTTCTCAGGGAGCCATTCGGGTCGTTGTTCTTCAGCCTGTGGGGACTGCTCTTCCTGCGTGGCTTCCTGCTCAATGTGTTCCTCCTGCAATGAGGGGTCTTCAAGACCTTCTTTAATTATTTCTACCTTTTGGTAATCACCCATCTACGTTCTCCATTTGCTTTGATACTGCTTGAATTGCTGATGGTCCCAACTGTTGAGCCATCTGTGCTTGCTGTTGCTGCTGCATCATAGCATCAATTTCTTCTTGTGACCGTACTAATCCATCAGTATCTATGCCCAATGCAGATGCCCGTCGTTTCATGTATTCTTGCATATTGATATACTGCCCTAGAGCCTCTGGCCCCATTAACTGAGCAATGCCGCTTAGGTAGATGTCGAGACGATTAAGATCATTCCCTCTGCCTAGAGCCTCTATACCAGTAATTATTGTAGGAGTTACTTTGTCTCGTGGAATTTTCGGAAGTTCTTTAGACTTCTGCATTCTACTCATTACAATGTTCACGAGAGGTAGTTGGAACTCGACACTAAGGACGCTATAGATTCCACCTAACTGCCTCTCAATAGATTGTGTTACCAACCTAACCTCTTCTGCTGTAACTCT